CGACAAAAGGTTTGAAAAAATTAAACACTTATCAAAAAAGTAAAGAAGAAAAAATTGACAGCGCAAGCATTGGAATATTCGATCATTCAGAGATAATCGATTCTGTAATCACGCACACAAAAGAAATAGTAAGCAATAAAAGTAATAAAGAAAACAAAGGGTGGGTTGCAGATTTATTTGGAGGCGCAGTAAGTAAAATAGTGTACATCGTTTCGGGTGTAACTATTTTAGGTATCGTGATTTTTATAATAGTCTTGATTGTAAGACACCGGAGAAAAGTTAAACTAAGATCAGTAACATGAGCCAGGCAAAATTTATAGCAGTAATAATAATGATTATCCTTATTGTATTTGTGTTAATCGGGCTGGCATGGGTTAACAATGTAAAACAGTAAACAATTTTTCAAACAAATAAAATTAAAATTATGAAACATTTATTTTTCTTATTGTCAATCGCATTCTCATTAAATGTGTCTGCGCAAAGTCCTTTTAAACGATTAGCCCGTCCTGAAATGAAGTACGGTCTTTCAATGGTAGGCGCAGCACCTATTACTCAAATTGCATGGCGAATCAGCGTACCTACCGTAGGATACCTTTATACAAAAGGGAAAAGTCAAGTTGCAACATCGTTGGGCTTTGGCTGGAATAAATGCGTATGGGATACCGCAAAGGGTGGTAGCTGGTACACACAAATTGGTTTTAATGCAATTATTATTGGAGGTGGTACTATTGCTCCCAACCCTACTGATCTTGCAACAGTTATGTCAGTTGGATTTTCAGTTGTCTTTTTAAGAGGTCATCTTGGTATTTCTCCGGTTTATAATATACCAAAAGCAGGACAACCAACGGGTATTCGTCAAAATCTTGGAATATTTGTAAATACAACAATACCTATATTTCCGCTAAATTAATTTTTATGAGATGGCAAAATATTGATACACCAAAAAAAATAATTAACCCTCGCCGCTACAATCGCCTGTCAGACGAAGAAAAGAAAAAATGGAAAGAATATGATGAAAGGAAAGTGGATCACGCCGACCTACTTAATGTATTAGGCGGCGGTCTATTGGGGGAAGATTCTGATGATAATTCAGATGAAGATTAAAAAAATATGGTAAAGACAAAATTAAAATTAGAAAATGTAAGGCAATTTAAGACACAATTAATGCAGGCAAGCCCAGGGCAGATAGTGTTGGTAATTGATAATACCGAAGAAATAAGAGTTGTAGTTCTTGGAAATCTTGACGGCGATGGGAAATTTACAAATCAGCAAGTGGGTGCAAATTGGGTAGTGGATTCGTTAGATGGATTTATCGCTTTAGAAAGCGGGTCTGAAATTAAAATAATTCAACGGTGAATTAAAACAAAATAAAAGTATTATGCAAGACTTAAAATTAGGCAAAACACCTGCCCGTAAGGCAGTAAAATTTAAACTTAGAGATTTTGTTGATTTCTCACAACTTCCAAAACCTCCAAACAATTTTGGACACGAGAATTTAATCGAAAGAAAAAGTTGGGGAATGCTCGGTAACGATGTTGCGGGCGATTGTGTTTTTGCTGGTGCAGCCCATGAAACTATGATGTGGAACTTATGTGGTGGTAAGATTGCAAAATTTGATGATGCTTCTACTCTTAAAAATTATTCAGCAGTAACGGGTTACAATCCTAAAGATCCAAATACAGATCAAGGTACTGATATGAAGACTGCCGCCGAATATAGAAGAACGACAGGTATAATTGATGCAAAGGGAGTGATACATAAAGTAGAGGCTTACTTAGATATTGATGCCGGAAACTTACAGGAACATTATGTAGCAATGTATTTATTTGGGGCAGTGGGTATAGGTATTCGTTTTCCTGCGACCGCAATGGATCAATTTAAAGCCGGCAAAGTATGGAAGGTGGTACGCGGTGGCTCACCAATAGAGGGAGGTCATTATGTACCCATGGTAGCCAAAAGAACATTTTTACAATGCGTTACCTGGGGGCAAACACAACCTCTTTCAAATTCATTTTTCTCAACATATAATGACGAGAGTATAACATACGTAAGCAAAGAAATGCTTACCAATAATAAGTCACCTGAAGGATTTGATTCTGATGGTTTGATAAAAGCATTAAGTCAATTAAAATGACGCCTATAACAATAAAAGAAGTAAACGACTGGATGAATGACCCAATGATTGCACCGGGCGCAGAAAGTGATTACTGGGCTACAATGCTAATCGATAATCCTACCGCTTTGCAAAACTTTGATTTAGTCGTAGCCTTTTTGTGGATAAGAAAATATATAATGTCACTAACAGCATAAAAAATGAAAAAAATAATCTTAGCTATCGTTTTGTTGACGTCAACAAAATGTTCGTTTGCACAAAAAGTAGAAACGAAAAAAGACACTCTTATAATCACAGGTTATGAGAGTATAAATTTTATAAAAATTGCAGATAAAGTTTATAAGATAAAAGTGGAATTGGAAGTGGTACCTGAAAATAGAAACTGGTTTTCGGGTGATTCAACCAATTTAATTAAGCATAACTGGTTTATACGATCTAACGGTAGTCGAATAACCGATTTATAAATATCAAAAAAAGCAAAGTTAAATGACACCACAACAAACAAGGCAGCAGCTTTTTGACAGCATGATAATTAAGCCAGAGCTTAATAATATCATTGAAAAAAAAACTTCTTCAATGATTGATAATAAAGATATTTATCAAGCAATTGCAGATGCGGTTAATAAAGATATGCCCTGGTATTGCGTGGCTGTTATTCACGAATTAGAATGTAACCAAGACTTTTATAAATATTTAGGTAATGGACAGGATCTGTCTAAAGTAACAACAATAGTTCCCAAAGGCCGTGGGCCATTTATAGATTTTGAATCCGGTGCAATTGATGCTTTGAATCAGGTCGCGTTTGATAAAATGAGCGACTGGAGCTTAGGCCACCTTCTGTCAATGATAGAAGGTTATAACGGTTTCGGTTATGAAGTTTATCATAATATGCCAAGTCCGTACTTATGGGCAGGAACGCAATTTTATGTTAAAGGAAAATACACTTCAGACGGACATTTTGATCCTGCGACAGTGAGTAGTCAAATAGGAGTAGCATTATTATTAAAGAAATTAATTAATTAACGAGGTCTTTTTTTTCATTTATGGATTTAGGACACAGCCCTGGGTTTCTACCCGGGGCTTATTTATTTTATTATGCCCAGCAACCATAAAATAAAGCCAACCACCACTATAACAGCAGCCACCAGTAAGGTAATACCCATCCAGCCTTTCACACTTTTTTTTGGATCATCATAAATTCCCATACTGCAATATAAAATTCATTTGTCCTTTTTCAATCATCCTTATAAAATCACTTTTGGCACTGGTTTAGAATTTTTTTTTATAAGTAAATAAAAATGCCCGTGATTAGCGGGCATTTTGCATGGGCAACCATTTGCTGTACTGCAAACAGTTGGCTAATTTTTTTAGTCAGCCGTTGTCTCTACAGACAATGGTTGCTTCTCTGATTGCCAAAGTTCCAACTGGCTTGTAACAATATCTTCATCAGATTTGCGCAACGATTTATTTTCCTTTTTTATTTTATCTTCCAACGCTTCAATCTCTACTTCAAGCTCTACAGCTAATGGAACTTTTGGTAAATTGGCCAACTCTGCTTTCTTCTTTTCCAATTCAACTTCTAACTGCGTTTTTACCTTAAGCATTTTTGTACGCTCTGTTAGTGCCCCATGAAAATAATTGTACAAAAGCTCGTAGCATTTCCATTTGTAAGCCTTTAGTTCTTTACTTTCTGATTGGATTGACATAAGCCATCCATAAATAAAAAACTCAGGTAAACAGGCCCATCCTCTGGCCTGATCACCGGGTACCTGCATTTGCTGTGTAGCAAACGCAGGTCCCAAAATGTCATCTTCTTTTATGTTCTGAAATTGGCGATTATAGTTCACGCCTAAAGCTTCGCAAATTGGTTTTATGGCAATATACCAAGCGCCATTTGCGGTAATAAAATAAACTTTCTTTTCATTGAATTCGAGAAATTTTTTAAGATTGTTCATGATTGTTTTTTTTAAGAGTTTAATAATTTACTTACTATCCGGCTCCGGCGTGTAATACATATTACGTACTACCCAGCCCATCCTTACATAAAAATTAATCAGATCAATAGGCATCCTTACCTCATCATCATCCATCTCATAAAAATCGTTAACGGCTGATAAAAACATAGAATCAAATACTTCCTGTAACGTTTGGTTCTCCTGATCGTGCTGAAAATCAAGGAAAACCTTGTTCATGGCTACTTCTAAGCCTGTAAGGCTTGATACGATACCTTCGTATTCGTTTTTGGGTTGTTGGTTAATGGCATGTAAGCCACTGTTTTTGCGGTGTGTTGCATTGTAAATAAAATTTAAGATGAAAAAATAGCCGGTCACTGCAACACACCTACATGACATAGATAGGCGGGACTTACACCCGATTGCCGGCTTTAATTTTAATTTCCTAATTGAATTTGTGATTAACATGATGATGTGTTGCATCACAAACGTAGGAACATTTATTAAACCGGCAAATTATTTTTTGGGAAGAGTGTGCATGGAGAATGTTACAAGTTTTTATACAGGTTGTTCTCCTGTGTTAATTGTTACATAAACGTAATACAATGTTTTTTATATTGCAAATATTACTTAGCTTGTATTACAAAACTTTAACATTATGGGAGTGCTAATCGTTTACTTATTTTTTGCAATAATAGTTGGTGTCATTGGCGATACAAGAACATTAGGTTTTTGGGGAGCCTTTTTATTATCGTTAGTTTTAACGCCTGTAGTTGGTTTAATAATTTGTATTCTTTATCCTGATAAAGCCGCTGCTGCCAAAAGGTTGAAAGATGCAAACCGTGGCACAGTAAGCATTGCAGATGAACTAACAAAAATAGCGCAGCTTCGTGCAGATAATTTAATTACCGACAGGGAATACCAACGCCTCAGAAATAATTTAATTAATTAATTTATATTCGCACTGCGAACAGTTACGAATATTTCAGCCACCCTCACCGGTGGCTTTTTTCATTTGTCCTTTTTACCCTCTTTATACTACTGCACTTTTGGATTAAATAAATAATCCTATGAGTGTACGGCAAGATGTAGTTAACCTAATAGTTAATATAAATGGCAACGAGGCACAAAACAATTTAACCGATCTCCGCAAACGTGCTGCTGATCTTAAATTTGAGATGAATGGAATCAAAAAAGGAACCCAGGAATATCTTGATAAAAGCAAAGAGCTTAAAACGGTTACCGGCCAGATGGATGCTTTGAAAAAACAAATTGGTATAACCGGGCTTACTTTAAAAGAATTAAACCAGGAGGCAGGTAAACTAAAAAGCTTACGCGATAACGTAGTTGGTGGCACAACTGAGTGGAAAAATTATGATAAGCAATTACAGGCTGTAATAGCCCGGCAAAAAGAAGTTGGTGGTGGCGTAAAAGGTTTTCAAAAAGCACAGTCTGAACTTACCGGCACCAACCACACACTTGCAGAAAGCTTTAAAAATATTTTTGTAAGAGTTGGTGAATACCTGAGCGCCTTCGCCATTTATAATACAATAAAAAACTTCATTACCAGCACTGTTGATGCTGCTTTGGATGCAGATAAGGCCATCCACAGATTTAAAGGTACACTTGATAATCTTGGAAGAAGTGATGCATTTGCAAGATTGGAAAAAGCTACACATGATCTGCAGGAAAGATTTAAAGTTTTCGATCATACCGAATTTACCCATGTTTTTGAACAACTGATAACATACGGAAGGCTTACTGAAAAACAAATACTGCAACTCACACCTGTTATTGCAGACTTCGCATCTAAGTCAGGCAAATCAATGGAAGAATCAGCTAGCCTAATTATCAAAGCACTTGAAGGAAATGCCCGTGCATTAAAAGATTTTGGTATTAATATTAAAGATGCAAAAACTGAAGGGGAGCGTTTTAGCCTTGTGATGGGTGAGCTGGAAAAAAGGGTGCATGGCGCCACAGATGCTTTTGGCGAAAGCACGCAGGGAAAGATACAGGCAACAGAAGTCCGCTTTAAAGATTTAAAAGAAGAAATTGGAAATAATTTTCTGCCAATATGGAACGAAGTTTTAAATGTTACCAATAAATTTCTTGAAGGAATAAATAAACTACCTGATGCAATTTCTTATGTTTTAAAAGTGGCGGATTTCAACAAGCAAAAGAAAAAAAACAATGGATTAGTTCAGCGGGTAATGGAAGGCGAACAGGCACAGGAGTCTAAAAATGTATTTGTACAACAGGAAGATATCACAGGTTCTTTTGATAAAAAGGGGAAATTTATTAATGATAAAAATAAAAAATTGGGCACTGGTAAAGAGTTAAGCGATGTAGATAAAGCAGCACAGGAAAGAGCAAAGTCGGAACGTGAGGCATCACTCAAGCGTGCAGAACAATATCATGCGGATGGATTAAAACTTTTAGCTGATGCCAACAAGGCTGAAGCCGAAGAATTGAAAGCAAAATATAAAGCTGAGGCAGATGATCAAACTAAAAGCCTGGAAGAAAGATTTGCTGCGCTGAAATTATATTATGAAGCAGGTAAAAAATTAATAGAGCAAAATAAACAGGACAAACAAAATGAAATTAATGATACAGAAAAAAGAGAAGTGGCCGGAGCAAAAACTAAAACTGAAAAAGATCAGGCTATATGGAAAGCAGCACAGGCAACTGATGCATTAGTAAAATCCAGTGCGCTTGATGCATCCAATTTTGAAATTGAGGTAAGCAACGAATTCACCAAAGCAGCCGATCAAAATTTTAAAAAACTTACAGCCGAAAGCCAGAAGAGTTACGAGGCAATGAAGAAACATGATGCTGATGCATACAAAAATCAGCAGGATATTATTTCTATCGATACAAATAATAAACTCCTTAAACTCGATCAGGATTTTCAAAACGGAAAAATAAAAAATGTAAAAAAATACCAGGCTCAGCGGGAGCAGATCATTTATGACGGCCATCAAAAAGAATTGCAGTTTGAATTAAATTATGTAACCACCATCGAAAAAATATTACGAGCCGCAGGCCTTATTAATGTTGACATTGAACAAAAAATTGCTGATCTAAAAGTTAAAATAAACAAAGCAAAAAATGATAAGCAGATAAAAGATGATGAGGATGCAAAAACGAAGAGAGAGAAAATAATTAAGGAGATACAGGATGGCGCTCAGCAGGTTTTAGATACTGCAGCAAATCTTGCACAGTTAATAAGCACACGTGAGCAGGCAGCATTTAATAAAGAGAAAAAAGCAAATGAGGACAAGCTTGCATTTTATAAAAAACAATTAAACGGCAAGCTTATAAGCCAGCAGGCGTATGATAAAAAAGTAAATGCAATAAATGAGGAGCAGGCAAAAAAACAACATGAACTTGATGTACGGGATTTTAAAAGAAAGAAGGCCCTTGCATTGGCAAAGGCAATTATAGATACCGCCGCCGGTGTTGCAGGATCATTTCCAAATTTTATTAAGATGGCAATAATTGCAGCAATAGGCGCTGTAGAAATTGCAACCATTGCAAGCGAACAACCACCCGAAGCCGCAGAAGGTAATTGGTTTCGCAATGGTGAAAAACATAAAGATGGAGGCATACCGGTGGTAATAGAAAGAGATGAGGCAGTGATGAAAGCAGATGCCATGACGGACCAGACTGTTGTTAGCGCCACCGGCACCACAGCACAAATAACATCAGCATTAAATAAACGCAAAGGCGGCGTAAACTGGGCCGGAGGTGCAACTGTGCATGATACGCCACAATGGAGAACTGCAAAGCCTGCATACATCAGCTCCAGCATTCCTAAAATAATGGCTCAGGGCGGATACAATGGCAACTCATCATCAACGGCCGCAGGCAATTCTAATTTAGAAAAGTTGTTACAACGAAATAATGAATTGATGGAAATGCAAATTGAAGAAACGAAAAATAAAAATGCAAGCCTTCATGCAGTTGTCTCAATTAAAGAATACCGCAGAGAAGAAAAAAAATATGATGACTCAGTGAAAGCCGGAGGAATAAATCAATAATATAATCTTCTCCATTTCCCCCCACCGGGGGATAGGGGGCTAAATAACATTATGCTAAAAGTTTTTGTTTACGGCGATAAATACCAGGGCTTTCTTGATCTGCCGGCAGATACATTTTTGGATATGGAAATATCATCAGAAATGTTTGATGAAGATCTGAAGCTTGGTGAAATAAGTTTACCCCTACCGGTACCATGGACGGATCCAAATAAAAAAATATTTGGATTTATTGAAATGCTGAATACAGTGCCGGCGAAAGAAAAAAACTTTTGGCGCTGTGATGTTTTTAATGATGATATCCCGGAGATCCTCGATGGTAAAATAACGCTCCTGCAGAGTGATGGTGATTTTAATTATCAAAACGGTTTGTACAGCTTTACAATCAGCGGTAATAAAGGATTGTTCGGTTCATTGATCGGCAAAAAAACATTAAGAGATCTCACACTCGGTAAAATTCTTTTTCCTGCAGTAGACAGCAGGCACTTTGCAAGGCTCGTGATGATGAATGATCCTTCAGTAAGCCAATATCCTTACCTGCGTTTTGCACCGGTGGCCATGCTAAACTTTTTTGATGTTGACCGCCGTGATTATAATAATGAATTTATTGCGCAGGATATTGTAAACAATGTTGTTGTTAACCCTGCCGGCGGCGGCCCGGATGATTGGTTATTTGGAAGACCATCAGCCGCAGACACTGCAATAGCGGCCGTTTCAGGCACTGCCGAATATTTAGATTATCGTACCATTCCTTTTTTTACTTACAAATGGATACTCCAAAAATTGTTTGAAGAATTTGGTTACACCCTCACCGGCCAATGGATAAATGATGCTGCCTGGGATGATGCAGCAATGTTTAATAACCGTTCGATAGAGCTGTATGATACTGTTGCATTCACTGATACAAATCGGGAAATAAATATCGCTGATCACATGCCGAAAAAAGCGATCGGAATTTTTCTTGCAGACTTTCAAAAACTTTTTAATGTTCGCCTGTCATTTTTAACCGGCAGAAATATCAGCATCGATTACCGCATAACATCTTTAAAAAATAATGGAGCAAAAGATGTTACCCGGATCATAAATAAAAAATTTCAAAGCTTTACAACAGATTATAAAGACAAAGGATTTACGCTGGCTTTTGCTGTTGATAATGCTGACAGTTATTTTGGTGACCGCGTAAAAGAAATTGATGCAAATAAAGTGGTGGCCACAGTAGATAAATTTACTGACCTCGCTACACTTGTTATTGGCCGTGCATTTGAATACAATGATCTTGTATATGTAAATGCTGAGAACCAATATTATGGTTATACAAACGGTGTGGGCCCAAAGGCATGGGATTATTTTAGTGAGCGCCTGATGCCTTTTGTAATTGGTGCCGGCGATTATAAATTTGAAACTTCCATCGCTCCGATGGCCACGTATATTATATATGATCCTGCAAATGATAATCTCGTTAACCAGGACATGGTGGCCGCCGACATGAAAGGATCTTATTTTACAAAAACTTTTAAGCTGGTAGAAAATGATTTTGATACACGAATATTTTTTGCAAAACGTGTAATTAAGAACGGCGTTAATGTTGCCTCATCATTTGTAAACAGCAGGGATAGGTACAATGTAACCCGCGTTCCGAAAAGCCTTGCGTGGTTTGGCGCTGATGGCCTGTATAATTATTGCTGGAAGGATTGGTTAGATTTCTTAACCCGGACACGCAACATAAAAACAACGCTCACACTTAATCAAAAAACATACAACGAATTAAAAGCTGCCGGTAAGATCTCAATTGATGGTACAGTGTATTTGCCAACCGTTACACGGCCGCGGATACCAATTAAAGAAGAAGTAGAATTTGAAGCATTCCGGTTATAAAAAAAGTTACTAAAAATAATTTTAAAAAAAGTTATAAAATAATTTGTTAGTATCAAAAATGATACTATATTTACATAACAATTAAAGCAGGCGGCAACTGGGTAAATACGGCGAAAAATAAAATGAAAAGTTCACTTCAAGTTAAATGGTACGGAATTCAGAAAATGTCTTCAAAAACTACCGACGTAGCGAAATTGCCTAAAAGTTTATTAAAGGGCTGTTTGGTAGGGTACTCGCACTACGGATCTGTTATTTTAACACATTCAAAATCCGTGGCACGGCAGATCGCAAAAAATGCCGCTAAGAGAGGTAAAAACGATTTGTTGCCGTTTGAAATTACAGATAAACAATTTGGAATGACTGTTACGGCTTTTGGCAAAAAAGCTGAGGTACCTGTCCCTTTTAAACATGCTGTTTTTTGTAAAATAGGTAATATTAACATGGCAATTCCAGTAACTTTAAAGCAACTTGGGATGAACTGGATTGAAGAATTTCAAAAAGAAAATTTAAATTAAACAATATGAACAGAAGATTTTTTTTGATACCGGACAATGATACCCAGCAATTATACATACTATGCACAAGACCATTGGCATTTATGTTGGTGAAGTATGAAGGACTTGAGTTAATTACAGGCGAAGAAGACCGACAAATGCTACTTGATGCAGAGGTGTTTTATAAAAATTTTTCAAGTCAAAAATTTGAATTAATAAAAAAATGATGAACGAAAAAGTATTACTGGAAGCCCGAAAATTAATTTCGGGCTTTTTAAAAAGCCGCCGGGAAGAGTTGAAAATATCACAGGCCGCCCTTTCTGAAAAAACGGGGCTTGGAATTGCAACAATAAAGCGCATGGAAGATGCTAAATTCTGGCCCGGTCTTAAACAATATTTAATCGTTTGCGAAGCGCTGCACTTATTCCCCGCTATTGCGGAAATGGAAGCTGATGAAGCCTTCGCAAATGAGTTGCGTAAAAACTGGATAGCCAAACCAAAAGCGATGACCATAGAAGATGCTTTAAAATTAAAAGCACAACGACATAATAGAGACGGCCAACATAATTAATTTATACTTGGCCCTTCCAAAAAAACCGTTTGTCCTTTTCCCCCTACCCTGTTCCTTTTACTTTCGGTACATGATCACAGTTAATCTTTATCAGCCTGATAAAATAAATTGTACCGTTCAGTTCCCTGCAGCCTGGGACGATCTTTTTCCGCAAGAGGTGATGGAGATCTGCCGGCAGCAACTGCAGGATGGTAATGATCAGTACAAGGCCCGGGCGGCCATTTTAAAATTCATAATAAAATTCAGGGCAAAAATTACAAAGCAAAAATTCAATCCGGATTGGTTTAATTTAATCGATGCTGAGCAGGCCGTGGTTAATGGATATCCATTGCTCGATTTTATTTATGATAACAACACACTTACAAAACCGCCTGAGCTATGCATCACACTTCGTACATCGTACTTCTTACCTCGCACATCTTACTATGGTCCCGGGGCAACATTTGAGAATTTAACCGTCGGTGAATTTGAAGACGCAGAACAATTGTACAACGGATTTTTTAATGATCCTGATGGTAAACCACTGGCCCATCTTGCAGCTATTTTATGGCGGCCCAAAACAAAGCGCTTTGGCTCAAGCTTTGGCGGCACAAGGCTTCCATACATTTCATATAATTATAAATCTGCATCCTACAAAACTTACAACGCCGAAAAAAGGATTCCTGATTTTTTAAAATTAGAGCCCTGCAGGTTGTATGCCATTTATACCTGGTACACCGGCTGCAGAAATCAGTTGCCTTTATTGTTTCCAAAAATACACGAGCATCATGGCGATAAAAGTGGCAAGCCTGATATCATGGCATTCACAAATTGTATTCATGCCGGCGCCGGTCCTAAAAATGGAACCAGGCAGCAGATACGCTTATTAAAATTATTTGAGTTTATGTATGACATGGAACAGGAAGCAAAAAAAATAATCGAAAAAATTCCACCAAATGAGTGATAAAAATAACGTCAGCACATACATTGATTATTTCCGCCAGCTTGCAGTAATGCATAAAGATATCCGTCATGATCCGGCCAGCGAAGACGGTGACGGTGAAGTATCCGCAAAAAAATTTACAAAATTTTCTTCTGACGAAATTATAGATGGCCTCAGCAGATCCATTGGCTTTCCTGCATTGTGCATAGAGCTGTATGAGAGCACAAGCGAATCACAAATTGTTTATGATATATGCCTGAAGCCAAGAGGATCCTTTATGGTAATTGATAAACCTGCAGATAAATCTTTTTCTGCAGAGCAGGCATGTTACGAAAAAACAGAAGAGATAATATTATCGTTGTTGCAGCGCATGTGGCAGGATCATTATAAGCCCGGTGTCGATCGTTGTGAAACTCCCTTCAGAGAAATTGACCTGGCTAAATTAAATATCATTCCTGTTGGCCCTTTATTTTCAGGAGTGTTTGGATGGCGCTGTGAGTTTGATTTTGAATTTCAAAAAACGGTTGATATCTCAACCGCTCCGGAAGAAGGAACATTTATTGAATAAAAATTTAAAATGCTTCCCCCCTCTCCGAAAGGAGAGGGGCCGGGGGTGAGGCTAAATTATGTACGGAGATTTAAAAATGACTTTCCAACTGCAGTGCCTGCAGGAGTACAACGCCAGCGTTATTTCAACAATGAAGATTCTTGCAAAGCGAATGGGCATAGGCGTTACAGACGATGCAATAAATTCTCTTGCATACCGTGCATATCAACGCGGTGCCGGAGCTTCATCACAATTATCATTTCTGCAGTATTTGCGAATGGTTGATATGGGTGCCGGCCGTGGCCATCCATTGGGAGGATTAAGATCAACAAGAATAAACCTGCAGGCTTCAAAAGGCGGAGGGCTTGCACAGGTAAAAGATAATATCCGCAAACCAAAAAAAATATATTCAAAAGTGGCTTACGGAAAACTAACTTATCTGCAAAACAAATTATTGCATGGCTACACAGAAGAAACAATCGCGTTATTAAAAGAGCAAATGCAATCACCACAATGAAAATAAATTTCAATAATAAAAGAACTTTCGTAAGTCCTCCCTTTAGGGAGGATTTAGGAGGGTATAAATTATTTTTATGGAACTCCTGCTAATTAAAACACCTTACGAAATAAATTTTTCCGGTAACCCGGTGGCATTTTCATTTGCCATCACTCCGTACAGATCTGCAGAGCAACAATTAAATCTTACAATAATTGTGCGCACAGAAATTGAAGAAGTTTTTGGCAGCAATATTTTTATTGAAGCAAAAGAATCTGTGTACAGCCCGTTAAAAGATGGATCACTAACAACGCCGCTGCAAACGGTTTTGCGCAGTTATCTCACACAATATATTCCACCACTTGCGCAGGCGCTGGCAATAAATATTACAGGCCAGGTAAAACGTTTTCGCATTACATATCGTTTGCTGAATGATAATGTACTCGTTAACGGATCAGTAAATACCAGCGATATTTTTTATGTTATAAAAGGAGGCATGAGCTTCCAGGAGTGGCACCCGAATAAATATTTTACACAGGTGATCGTGAATGATAAACCGTTCCTTCGCTTTGCTGCAAAAAGAGAAAAAGTTTTTGCATCAGAAAATAAATACCTCTCCTGGTTGTATCCGTACGATGATGATCTTGATCAAAATATTTATTACAACATCGGTTTTAATGATGGCACAGAATTGGGCGAAACATTATTTGCAACTCTTCCATCAGTAAAATGGCAATTAAATATTACGCCTGCAGGCTTTGATCAACTTGCATTAGGTCCGCTTGTACCGGTTGATAAATACGCAGTGTGGTACAGCGTTTCAGTAAAAAATACAAATGATGTTGTTATCTGCAACGCACAAAAATTTTATTTAGATTATCGGCAATTTTATAAAACAAGCGATCTTCTTTTTACATCCTCGATCGGCGGAATTGAAACCGTAAGGCTTCGCGGAATTATTGATGCACAAACAGAATATGAAAGAATTAATGCAGATCGTGTAACAGCGCCTGAATATTTTTCTCATGGAATTATTGATACCGCCAATGAAAATATTTTTAATGCTGAGCTGGAAAAATTTACCGGTGATACAGGTTTTCTTCCCCTTGATGCGCTCGACCGGTTGCGTGACCTTGTGAATAATAAAAATGTTTTCGAAATAAAAAACAACAGGCTTGTACCGGTAAATATTGTTAGTAAAAATGATAAATGGTACACCAACAAACAAAGTCTTTATTCGCACATTGTAGAGTGGCAGAATGCATTTAAAAACGAATACTACTCGCCTGCAGGAACGATCAACACAGGCGTGTGCCCGGCAGTAGAAAAATTGCAGGTACGGCAAACCGGCAGCGACAAACTTACCATCGCCTGGGCTTTGGAAACCGGTTACGATAAAATTGAAATTGTTATTGATAACGGCACCACCCGGGAAACTTTTATTGCCTTAGGCAATCATGGCCAGGTAGAAAGATTATTTGTAAACCCTGCACCTGCAGGCGGTACAGCAAATGTTTCTGTAGAAGCAAAAACAATTTGTAATGATCTGGTAGATCCCGCAGACAAAGGGCCTAAAACAACGATTGTAATTTTAGTAAGCGCAAACGTTGCACCAATAGCTAATGATGATTATTATTCATTAGTCCGTGGTTATACAACAGATGTAATTTTAAAAGGCAGTGTGTTGGCAAATGATTATGATGCCAATGGAGATCCCGTGGCCGTGATACCCAATAGCGGTGCAACATTGAAGGGCGGAACATACAATATTGATGCTGCCGGCATTATTACCTACAGGCCGCCATCCGGTGCATTTACCGGCGTTGATAATTTTATTTACACAGTCACTGAAACATCCGGAGCAACGCCGTTAACAGCATTAGCAGTGGTTTATATAACAGTTGGTAGCGGCATCACCGGCCCTACCGGTATTGTGTATGTAAAACAAACTGTTCGCAATTCGCAAACAATTTTATTATCTTTATTTAGTCGACAAGACAATGGCGAGGTATGGCTTGAATATTACAGCGATGCCGCAGGCACACAGCCTTTAGATGTTACCGGCCTTGGCCTTACAGTTAATGTAGATAATGAAATACAGATAGAGCATGTAAGCGATGTTACAACACACCTTGTAATAAATGCAGTAGGTATAGATCAAAGAATTTATACAGGCTGGCTATTTAGAGACCTTAGAAGAGATGGTCAACACGTTCATGATTTTGTTTATTATTTTTTAAAGCCCGGTGTAGGTTACCAGGTAATATAAGTTTCTTCGTCATTGCGAGGAGGCACGACGAAGCAATCTCATATCAGCAATAAAAATTGTATTTTGTATAAAATATAATTTTATGATCAGGATCTTGACATTACTATTTTTTGTTCCTCTTTTTTGTTCTGCACAGGATGTACTTCCAAAAAATGTAGAGGGTAAATATGAATTTACAGAAGTGGTAAACGTTGACAGCGCAAACGCTGATAAACTTTACAGCCGTGCAAAAATATTTATTGTAGATGCATTTAAATCGGGCAAGGATGTTACGCAATTAAATGATGATGCAAGCAAAACCGTGATCGGAAAAGGAATAATTCAGATCTCTTTTAAAAGTTTAATAGGCTCTGCTGATAAGAAGCTTGTAAATTTTAAATTAACGATCCAATGTAAAGATGGTCGTTATAAATACACGCTAACAAATTTTGTTCTTGAAATGATTGGGCCTAATTATAATGACAGCGCCCCATTGGAAGATGAAGAGAGAATTAAAAAGCACATGCTCGGAAAAAAACAAACCGCAGAACTTTTCGATCAACTTAATGAAAAAATAAAAGCATTGATCACAAATCTAAAAAATACAATGGCTGGCAAAACTTCAAGCACTAAGGATTGGTGATTCCAATTAAATGCAGGTATGGTAAAGTTTCCAGATTAAAAACTCTTTCATTCATCACAACTAATAATTTACCAGAGGCAAGTATATCAATTACTTTTTCCATCTTGGATGGTCCGGGCTTTTTACCGATTACTACAACATCTGTTTTACCACTCACCTGCTGATCTACATCACCGCCTAATGTTTGCACAAGGTATGCTGCAGTTTGCCTGTCCCATCCTTCGAGATCGCCGGTAAAAACTACTTTCTGTTTATAAAATGGATTCCCTACCGGAGCGTTCTCTGGCTTACAAACCAAAAAAGAAGGACCCAATTGTTTGTATTCAAATTGTGTAAGCATGCATTCATATTTAAAAATCAAAACTTAATTGTTTGTGCGTAGTAACTTTGCGCCTCCATACAACTCTCAAGCAGTTTTTTTGTGCGCAGGTTTTACCAATGTAGAAATAGTTGCCTGCTGGCTTTCAATAGTTCGTTGCTGGCTCTGCAGCAATTCGACAAGCGTTTCTTTATTTATATAAATGCCCTGTTCTTCTGCAACAGTATTTTTTTTGAAAGTATTAACATGATCTTTTTTTGGTGATTGTTTCCATTTATAAAGATCGATACCGAGGCCTTTTAATTTTAATTTTAGATCATAATCCAATACTCCGTTATTAGCCTCTGCCTTACGTTTCAGCCGGTTAAGATGTTGTCGACTCATGCCAATAAATGCAACAAATTCTTCTATGGTTTTATAGTCAAATTTGATTATGAGATTAAGTAAATCTAATTCCGTTTCTAAATTATTAACACCCATGTGGATAAATTAATTATGTTACAATGTGGAACATATCGGAATATTATGTTACGTTTGTTTCCGTTATGATTTTGTAACGTAAACGTAATATAAAACTTTTAATAATGCAAATAGCCGGAAGGATGGTAAACGTGGGAGAGGAAGAAATTAACAATTGGAAAACTTATTTCAACCTACAAGGCACCAAAACACATTTTGAACGCAATAAAAAAACACCACGTCAAACCTTGTTGCGGGTACTAAATACTGGTACAGGAAAAGAAAGTGTAATAAAAAAAATAAGGGCTTACATGCTTAAACAATCCCAAACCGCTTAGTGCTTACACTCCACTATACGGTAAATGCAAACGGCAAACTCTTTAACGATTGCTTTAATGATATAAGGCCCAGCCAGGAGTTTTATCATCCCGGCGCTGAGGCACAAATAATTTACAAAAGCATGAACATGGGCATAGGAAAAATAATTGCAGTGCGCACATTTCCTTTTAGCAAGATCAGTGATCTGCTGTCATATTTAAACATTGGCCATCATGCTGCCTACCAGGCAGAAATGTTAAAAAGATACAATCACGGATCTGTAACTCCCGATTTTAAACTTGATCAATTAGTAATTGCATACACGCAAAGAAATTATGAAGTACAGAGCGAACTATTAACCGAGTGGTGGAAATCTAAAACCCCTGCTGATCATGAAAATGCTTAAACTATTAAAACTTTTATTTTATGCTATATAATTTTATCGAAACTCAAATTACCGATTGCTATGTATCGCCAAACCTTTGCCAACAGCTTGTTATAGCAGGCTTTGATATTGAAACGGCATACAGTTGGAAAATTTTTCCCACTGTATGTTATATAGATGTAACACAAAGGTTTGATCCCGATGATTATTATACAGGTTTGCAGGAAATAGAAAAATTAAATCCTGCTGATTGCATATTGCCGGCATTTTCAATTAAGGATTGCGAAAAATTTTTACCCGAACTGCTGCTTACCACCCGGCAATTTGAATACACCGCATCACTCACAAATATTTATTCAGAAGTTGAAGAGGCCGTTGCTAACCGGTTGCCGGATGTGTTTGCGCAATTGCTGTTGAATGCATTAAAAAAGAGGGCCATTAGCATAGAAAAAATAATGCAGAATTACGGAAGGGAGTGCACAAAAAAGTCTTAATCATAAACCAAAATAAAAATGAAAAAATTTAAAGTATTGTATGAACTGGATGGCCGAAAGTTTTTTTCTGAGGTTGCTGCTGAAACGGCAATGCAGGCACAGATGCGGGTACTAAACAAAATTAATTTTATTGAGATACAGGAAATGGAGCCACTACCAAAAAGAGATCCGCAATTACAAAATTCATTCATGGGAGCCATTGCGCTTGGATTATTATGCAGCGAACGCACCAGAATACAAATGAAACTGGATGATCTTCTGAAGATTCCGTATGATGATCAGCGATTCCTTTTTATCTATATAAGGGAGGCAAAACAAAAGATCCAAAATCTAACTGCAGAAATTGAAGAACTGCAAAAAAATAATCCTTCAATAAAAATGTTTAAAGCAAACATGCAATAAATGGCGGAAGAAATTTTAAATATTGAACATCACATAAAGCACCTGGTAGTAAAAGCAATGAACAAATTTAAAAACAACAGGGCAGCAGCTGCTGAGGCATTGCAGATTTCACTAAGGCAGTTACATATATACAAACGGCAATTCAATATTAAATACGATCCTTCGGACAACCAATATTTTTTAAAACAAAATAAGTGAAGATGAACATACTAATTTTTTTTGTGGCGATACTTTTTTTAATGGGTTACGCTCTTGCATTTTTAGTAAACCTGGCAAAGGATTTTAATGAGTGGTGTACAAAAAAATAACAACAGCGCCGTAGAGCAGCGGTAGCTCACTGGACTCATACTCCAGGGGTCGGCAGTTCGAATCTGCCCGGCGCAACTAACAAACAATAAAATAAAAAACTATGGCAACTAACAATGCAGATAAAACAGGGCAGCTTGTTGTATCTAAAAAATCAGTATTTGTTCCTGCAGGTATAAAAGACCAGCACCAGGACACGCATAAATTTATTGCAGGTGATGGAGAGATAGTAGTGCAGCTTTCCAACTTTACACGGCAAAGCAAATTTTTTAACGTACACATAGAAGAAGTAGATGCAAATGGAAAAAGTTTTTCCACACCTGCAAAAACCGAAGTAAAAAACAAGGTTGAAAAACCCGCTGCAAAACCCGCTGATGAAAAAATGGAAGAGATTATAAAATAAAGATCACGGCGAAGCATTTGCCAGTATCCATTATCGCTGTATGTGGTGGCACATACTACTGCCGTGTAAGTGCGGCAATTTTTAAATCTAAATTATGCAAGAAAATTTTTACGACAACGATGTGCTCAGCTTCCTGATGGGATTGTGTGTTGGTTTTTCACTTGGACTTATTATAGCGGCTATTATATTATGATAAAACAAAACTCCATAGAAGAGCTCCGCAACAAATGTGATATCACAGATGTTGTAAATAAATATACTGTTGTAAAACGTGATATGGCCTGCTGTCCCTTTCATGATGAGAGAACGGCAAGCTTTAAAATATACCCGGCAAAACAAACCTATAAATGTTTTGGCTGTGGCGAAAGTGGCGATGTGTTTAAGCTCATCATGAAAAAAGAGAATTTAAATTTTGTGGAAGCTGCAGAATATTTAGCAGCCGCCGCCGGCATCGGGCTGGAGTATGATCAGCAGAGCCAGCAGGAAGCCCAGGAAATAAAAGATGAGCGCAAAGAAATGCTCGCCATTGCAGAATGGGCAAATAAAAAATACATCACATCATTGGTGCAACTACCGGATGATGCTGCCGCCATAGAATATTTAAATGTGAGGGGCTACAGTCGCGAAAGAGCAACAGCCTGGGATCTTGGCTTTGCCCCGGATGACTGGAAATTTATCACAACTCCGCTGATCAACATGGGTAAACTAATGGATGCAATAAAAACCGGGTTGGTTTATTCCCGTGATGGAAAGAACTGGGATTTTTATCGCACCAGGATAACCATACCAATCCATGATCACAATGGTATTGTAGTCGGCTTAGCCGGGCGGCTTATCCCTCCCCCACCGGGGGAGACGGAGGGGGCAAAGCAGCCCAAATATTTAAACCCGGTAGAGAGCCTTATTTACAGCAAGAAGAAAATTTGGTACGGGCTATGGCAGGCACAAAAAGCGATAAAGGAAGAAAAGTTTTGTTACGTGGTAGAAGGATATTTTGATGTGCATGCCATGCAGGATAATGGAATGCTCAACACCATTGCCGCCTGCGGTACAGAGGTTGATGACAGCCAGATAAAGTTTTTAAAAAGATACACCGAGCGTGTAGTGATAGCATTTGATGGTGACGGGCCAGGGACAAAAAAACAAATGCTGCTGATCAATATTTTTTTACAAAACAATTTTAAAGTTGATGTGCTTGTACTTCCCCAAGGGAAGGACCCGGATGAATATATAAATGAATTATTAAAGATCCCGCAGGCGGCGGTTGACGAAACATATATGGTCAGGAGTTAAATTTTCTTACTGCAAAAATCACAAATAAAAAAATAATTATGGACTACTTCAGCTACATCAGTTACACATTATCAATGTCAAATAAATTAGAGAAAGCAATCTACGAATTTATAAAAACCAAAGAACGGAAGGTAGTTGATGGGATAGATATTTTTCAATTCCGTAGTGATATCATTGCTGGAATAAAAAAATTAAACCAAGAGCATCCAAGATGCAAACCACGCAATGTAGAGTGGTATCAGCCAGAGAAAAAAAAGGGTGATTGGTTTTTACATGGTGTTGGATTTTGTACACTTGTTTTATACGCAACAAAAATTTAAACTTTTAAGCCCGGCCACTGCTAAGTGTGGCGAATATATAATTATGACAGACGCAAATCTGGCCACAGGTGAAGGCCTTAAAAAAACAATTGACAAGATCACCGCCATACAGGCAAAAAATGCAGCGGCAGGAAGTAAAGGAGTTGTTCTTGTTACTGATGCAACTGACGAGGTATTGGCATCAGAAGCAAATTTAATAGAAGTGCTTGGCGATAGTGCTTACAATACGCTTGCCGCAAATGCACTAACAGCATTGAACACAGCGCTTGTTGATGCAAAAACAACAGCCAACACGGCTTACGCTGCATTGTAAATTTTAACCGGGCCACCGGGTTACAGGTGGCAATTTTTATATTATGGATGCAAATAATAAATTAAAAGAAGAGGTAGAAACATTCCTGTTGCAAGCGATGTCGGGAATAGACAAAGCTGTGCATGTGATGGTTCAAAAATTAAGTAGTGAAGAGTATGAAAAGGAGGTTGACACACTCATTAAAAGTAATCGCGAAATTAAAAAGGTGTTGAATAAACACTTTGATTTTATTGCAAGAAAAAGAGGAACTATAAATGCCTGAAAAAGAAATTGAAGCTTATCCATTAAGACTATTAATTTAAAAAAAAATGTATGCCAGAATTAGTAAATGCACAAAAGATGAAAGAGGTAGCTCAAAAAATAAAAGAAGAGTTACCGGATAAAGGATTCGCCCTGGTAGTATTTGATTTTGGTGAAGGCATGAGAGATTTTAATTACATCAGCACTGGCCAGAGAGAAGATATGATCGCTACGTTTGAAGCGCTTTTATTAAAATGGAAAAATCAAAAGGTAACAGACAATTAAAAAATAGTTATGGCAAATGATAAATTAAAAGAAGAGGTAGAAAAATACCTGTTGCAAGCGCTGTCGGGAATAAACAATGCTGTGCATGTTATAGTTCAAAAGCTAAGTGGTGAAGAGTATGGAGAAGAAGTTGACACACTCGTTAAAAGTAATCGCGAAATTAAAAAAGTGTTGAATAAACACTTTGATTTTATTGCACGAAAAAAATAACGCAATGGCAAAAATAAGTAAATACCCTGTACGCACCTGCAGAGTGTGTGGCTGCACTGATGATGATTGCAGCCAATGCATTGCAAAAACGGGCGAAGCATGTTATTGGGTTGATGAAGAATTATGCTCTGCATGTGTTAATCACAACGAAGTTTTAGAATCACTGAAGGTTTTTAACAAAGCAGTCAAAAAATCCTTTACCGGTAAAGGATTAAAATCTTTATTAAGCGATTAAAAAATGATCTTATGAAATACGGAAATTTTAATAAAGCGCAGGCGCTGGTTGAAAAAATTAGTGAGTATACAGTTATGCTTCAACGCTTAGAAAGTGAGAGTGTTACTGTTATAATTAATGAAAGAGAACCGGGCTTTCGTCTCATAGAAATAGTCAAAGGTTATGATCATGAATTTTCAGACTTAGCAGCAACTTTTCTAAATGAAATAAAGGGCAATCTCCAGGTAAAAATCAATAAGCTAAACATACAGCTGGAAGAATTATAAATGCAGAACCAAGCGATCATATTACCCATTAACCCGGAACTTAAAAAAGTACCTGCTAAACAGGCACCGGTAAAATTATTATTACCACCGGCGGATAAATCTTTCTTACATTCATTGGCTCAAATTTTTGTAACCAAAATTCTCCAGTCATGAAAAAAGCGATCGCATACAAACGCATCTCTACAAAAGATCAAAGCAATTTTTCTTTGTCCGGCCAGGAGAAATATATAAATGAATTTGCGATCGCAGAAAATATTTTAATTGTTGGAAGCTTTACTGATGACGGCAAAAGTGCAAAAAACTTTGACAGGCCCGATTGGAAGTTGCTGGAAGCCTTTGTGCGTGAGCATCACAGGGATGTTGATTATTTAATTGTAATTAAATATGATCGCTTTAGCCGCAACGCTGCACAAGGTTTACAAAAAATAGAATGGCTGGAACAGAAGTACCGCATCATGATCATCAGCGTTTTTGAAAGAATGTTTATTGATTACGACAGTCCATTTTATTTTAAGCAACGTGCCGACATGCTGGTATCTGCAGAGTTTGAATTACGTGTGATCCGCGACAGGACAAAGTTTGGAATTCACCAGGCATTAAGCAGCGGAAGATTTATAAATATGGCGCCGTTTGGATATCGCAATGACCGTGATGAAAAGAAAGTACCGGTGATAAAAATTGTTGAAGAGAAAGCTTTAATAATAAAGAAGATCTTCTCCATGTTTTTAGCCGGAAGTAATAAGGTTGAAATATTTAGATCTGCAAAGCTCGCAGGTTTTACCAGGACATCACACAGCTCCATCCCGGACGTTTTAAGCAACTGTGTTTATGCAGGATTGATCTACGTGCCGGCATACAGAAAAGAAGCTGCAAAATATGTGAAGGGTGTGCATGATGCAATTATTGATGAGCATACATATTGGCAAGTGCAGGAACGCCTTGGCAATACATTGCAAAAAAGAAATGTGCTCAACCCGGAAGTGCATTTGCGTGGTGTACTAAAACACACCTGCGGAAAATTATTAACGGCCGGCAACAGCCGCAGCAAGAGCGGAAAATATTATTGGTATTACAAATGCAATGATCATCCTGAGACAAATTATTCTGCAAACAAAATTCATTTGCAGTTTGATGAAGTACTGCAGCATCTCAGCCTCACTGATCAGCACATAAATTATTTGACGCAGGCAGCGCATGAAGAAATGAAAATTCAATTGCAGGACAGGGATAAAAAAATTATCAAATTAAAACATGAGTTACAGGTTGCCATGAAAAATATCGACAACCTGGAAGAGAAATTTATTATTGGGGATCTGGCACCGGCAACTTATAAAAAATGGTACAGCAAATATGCAGCAGCAGAAAGTTCCATCCGTCACCAGCTGGCGGAATTAGAAAAAAATTCCGAAGACAAATGGAATTTATTTTATACCGAATTACCGAAGCTTTCTGATATGCAGTTCCTATACCAGGCAGCAGATCTATCACAGAAAAGAACTTTTGTGCGCCAGGTGTTCAACTCACAACTGTCGTATGTGGATGGTGTTTATAGAACACCTTTTCTGTTACCATTGCTAAGTCACAACACATTGATTTTAAAACAAAAAGGGCTGCTCATTGTTGAACAGCCCCCGCTACAAGTTGAAGAAAATGAAGGAAGTACCCCGAACCGGAGTATAATTGAACTCCACTCCTCTTTTCTACAACTGGTTGCGGAAATTAAAACCGCTTAGTATGGCAGAATCATTAGTATTAAAAGGAAATGCAGAAACAATAATACAGGTGAAAGATCTTGTAAAAAAGTTAAATGGAAGTGGCAAATACAAGTTCCACTATGATTATTCCAACAAATTAGGAAGGGCCAAAATAGTCATTGATGCCACTGATCCTATGCATTTTTATATGCTTGGCGTTTTTAGCCAGGATATCATGAAAAAACTATTTAATGAAAAACTTAGTAGGACAAACGGTTCGGATATCTCCCCAGGACAAATCCAGGGGCGGTAACAACACACGAACGGTAAAAATTATTTATGAATTCCATGATGATGATAATGTGCGCTGGTATAATGTGCAGGAAGAAGATAAAAATTTTGCTGCAAATGCAGATATCTATGATCACCTTTTTTTGCGCACCCGGGATAAAATTTTACCTAAGAGAACAAAGGATGTGATTCACAACACGAGTAATGTTAATTATAAAAAATAAAATTTATGTGTAAATGTATTGAGAATACTACCCAGCTTGCCTCTAAAAAACTTGTTACAGAAGTTGAAAAAGGCAGTACAGTTTCTGAATGGATTAATAAAGGAAGTTTTGAAAATAAAGGACTTAGTTTATCAGGTGGCCCTTCTAAAATTTCAATGCCATTCATCATTAAATACATTCGAAAAAAAGTAAACGGAGAACCTGAAAAAAGGGAAACTACAGCACATACTTATATCTATCTATCATTCTGTCCATTCTGTGGAGAAAAATATAATTAATGAAGCGGCCACACTTTCTTAACCAGGATAAAAGGATTTTTTTAATTCACAAGCATTATACTAACCCTGATATTAAAATTTAATTTCTGATGACCCAACCTCCAAACCTAAATGCTCACTTCATCACGCTACAGAAAGATGCAGTGCTATGGAAGGCTGAAAAGCTTTGGCAAAAAGCAAACGACCCGGACGAGCAGGCCATGGCCATGGACGAGCTCGTAAAAATGATGTGCTGCATAAGCAATGATACCAAGCGCACCTACTATATCACTGATGTACAAAAAGTAAATAAAATAAAAAACCGCCTCTTAGAAAAAAATGTAAAAGAAGAATTACAACTGCAGAAAAAAAAGCTTGAAGAAAAAATAAACCGTGCCCGGCTGGATCAGGAAAAAATATCTGCAGAAGATGTTGGGCTGGTAGAAGGATTTAAGGGAGCTGTGTATGATGCAATAAAATACGGCATCTATGAGCATGAAGGCGTGTACTTCACCAGGGGAACAAAAGGAAGTGATTACCCGGTGTCAAATTTTACAATGAAAATATTGTATCACGTAGATACCAGTGATGATGCAGCTTTCAGGCTTATCGCTGTAAAAAATGTTTACGGGTTTGAGGTAACCATAAATTTAAACACGGATGATTTTGTAAGCCTCGGTGCATTTAAAAAAGTATTGGCCCGGCGTGGTGATTATATTTTTAAAGGCGCAGACAGTGACCTGAGCCGCCTGCAGGAATACTTGCAGAAGGATGAAATAAAAACCATCTATGTAAAAAGTTTGGGCTTTCATAAACGCGGCCAGTTCTGGGCCTGGGGAAATGGAATAATGCCGGTGATTGATACGCCTGATGTGCCCATGCAATTTTTAGAAGTGGATGAATACGGCATCGTTCCCTTTGGTGAAAAAAAATATTTTATTCCCGCCTGCAGTAAAATGTATGAGGACAAAGATGAAATGTTTGTGAATGAGAAAAAATTTATTTACATCGAGCCGGTCAAAGATTTTGGTTTTAATGAGTGGAGCAAATTGGTGTATAAAACTTATGGTGAAAAAAGTATTGTGTCAATTCTTTTTTATGTGGGATCTCTGTACCGCGATATTGTGATGAAGCATTTGCAACGCTTTCCGATATTAAATTTATTTGGTCCGCCCGGAGCAGGCAAGGGACAGATGGCCGAAACAATTCTTAGCATGTATGGCACAAAGCAGGATCAGATAATGCTTGGCGGCGCCAGCACTGTTGTTGGCTTTATGCGAAAGTTTGCACAGCTGATAAATGGCATTGTGTGGCTTGATGAATACAAAAATAATTTACCGGTAAAATTTATTGAGAGCTTCAAAAATATTTATGATGGCAAAGGTTATGAGCGCGGAAAAATGACGAATGATTTTACAACAGAGAGCACGCCGATCAACAGCAGTTGCATTTTATCCGGGCAGGATCTTCCAACAGTGGAACCATCACTGTTTATGCGTTGTGTGATGCTGGCATTTGAAGAAGGAAAATTTACAACTGAGCAACGGGAAAATTTTCAAAAATTAAAATCAGAATATGAAAGTGTCGGACTGAGCTTTATCACTGCAGATCTTATCCGGTACCGGAATATTGTGCAGGAAAAATTTAAAGAACAGCAACAATTAATTTTTAAGCAAACAATAAAAGATGTTGCAAATGTAGAAGTGGATGACCGGATGATAATGAACATCAGTATTTTTTTAACTATGATGAATGTGTTGCAGGATGTTGTTGAATTTCCTTTTACCTACGCTGAGGCAAAAGCTTTTTTAATTGCCAATATGTTGCAGCAGCACAGCATACTTGCCGGTAATAACGAGGTTGCAAAATTCTGGGATGTGGTAGAGCAGTTGCTTCACCAGGATCAGATCTTCGAAGGCAAAGATTTTATTTTTGAAGATGGATATATCTTCATCCGCATACAGCAGGTGCACCCGATGTATCAAAAAGAATTGATACAGCGCCGGGACATGACAGGCTTATCAAAAGCTACTCTGGATTATTATCTGCAGTTGGATAAATCTGCATTTAAAGACAATGTAAAAAAACGCTTCCCGGATGGAAGTAACACATGGTGTTTTCAAATGAAATATGAAAAGCTGAAAATCGATCTTATTAAAATGAAGAAGGGTGAAATGCAAACTATTGATCAATTTAATTCTGCTCTCAATGAAAAATATAAAAATGCCGGCATTGAAAATCCTGATTTTAAAGAGAGTGAAGAGTTACCATTTCCAATTGAAAAAACAGCATAATTATGGACACTACTACAGAAGAATCTTTATCAAAAATACAAGCGATCGAATTAATGCTTTGGGGTTATAAACTAACGCATAGAGTTTTTCCACCTGGCGAATTTGTTTATTCAAAATATGGTGTGATAAGAGATGAAGTGAATTCAGTGATGCGAAACTTTTGTGAGGACCGCAAAGGAATTATGTGGGAAACCGGTTGGCGTATTTATAACCCTCTATCTCCCTAAAGGGAGTAACACAGGAGATTATGTAGAAGAAAAATAAAAATAAATATATGGACCTATTTACAGAAACAATTCGTAAAGGATGGTGGCAGGTTTTAAATGATCTGCTGAAATATGAATTATTAAAAAGCGGCGTGCATTACCTGGTGGAAGATGACCGGCTGTACGTAAGCTTTACCCCGGTATTTACTTTGTTTGTAAACTACATCCGGCTTACCAACCAAAGGGCTGATCTGCTGGTGCCGTCGGTATATATTCGTAAGGCTTTGATTATTGAAGATGGATTTTTATACCAGCAACGCAAGCGGATGAGCGATACAGTAAATGTAAATACGCTTGTATTTGTATGGAACAACCAGCTACGGCCACCGGGAAAACTTATTTTTTTGGATCAATCGAAAATTTTGCAGAAAACAGAAAAAAAGCTTGGAACACATGGAACACGTGGAACAAATTTATAAATCTTTAAATATCAATGAACAATGGAACGGACTACGGTAAAAAATGTTCCATGATGTTCCATAGTGTTCCACCATGTTCCATTGTTCCACTGTTCCACCACCAAAAAACGGGTGTGGAACAACATTAAAAAAAAAATTATGAGTAAAAAAGATTACATCTCCATTGCGGTTTGCCTGGCAGGAATTGCTTTCGGTTTTTGGTACGGCCATTTCATGGGCGGATTAGTTGCCGGCTTTAGTATTTGCCTGTTAACTTTTACAACCATTGGGCAAATACTATTTGCCAAAGCAGCCAGGAGAATTGATAAAAGAACTGAGGATATTAGAAATGGAGGTGATGATTAGCTAACGGCTGGGGTGTTTGCGAAGTGGCAATTTTTAAAAGTTTAAACTAAAAGTATGGAAGAATTAAAAAAGTTGATTGAACAATGGCAGCGAGAATCCGATGAGTATAAAAAGTTGAGAGATATACAAACGATTGATGATTGGCAATGGTCATTATTGAATGCAAGATGGCATCGGCTTCTTGATTGTATTTATGAAGCTCGGCAACTTTTAAAAACTTGGCACGATAGCAAACACCATGTTAGCAGAATCCAATTTAAGCCTATCCTTTTCTCCACGCCTATGGTGCAAGCTATCCTTGCAGGAAGGAAAACACAAACCAGGCGAATAATTAAAGAAGCGAATGGTTGGGATATTAATTGGAAAGTGATGCCGATTAAAGAAGAACATTTGGACGGCGTACAGCGATACGAAATAAGGTGTGGCACTCAATATCATTTACCCTGGTTCAAAGCTAAATGCGAAGTTGGAAATATTTTTTGGGTACGAGAAACATTTACAATTATTGACTGGTGGGAAGATTCAAAAGCAGTGCAAATAATGTATGAAGATGCAAAGACGGCTTTAAAAACATTAACTGATATTGAGTGGAAAAAGTTTGAAAATTGGGATAATAAATCTGAAAGAAAACCATCTTTATTTTTATTCAAATCTTTAAGCAGAATTTTTTTAGAAGTAACAGATATACGGGCAGAAAGGCTGCATGATATTACTGGTGACGATGTTCTTTCAGAAGGTGTTGATAACGGCAAAAGCAATAAAGCTATGGGTGTCCGTTGGGAAAATATGCAGCGAATGGCATTTGAAGATTTGTGGAATAAGATAAATAAGAACTGGAATGATAACCCATTCGTTTGGGTCATAACCTTCAAAGTAGTAGATGTCCCTAAGGTTTCTGCTAACAATCGAATTGCTACGATTGCAAAAGAAACATTTAAATAATAATTTTTTTATGGAAGCACAAAAATTAAAACTGCCTAACGAAAATAATTGCCTGGCATGCGATGCATTCATTGTAATAAATTTTGCACCAAAGGATCCGGTGAAAGAAGAGGACCTTAAAAGAATTTATTTTATAAACAATGAATTCAATGCACAGATAGTTGATCTGAAAATATTAACCTTTGACCAGGTGAATGTTTGCAGTCATATTACATTACCGGCAACCGGCTTAGAAGCGCATGAATGGCGGCTTCTGTGGAAACAAAAAAATCCTGCAATAAAACCTGAAACAAAAATGTGTGTGTACTATTATAAAAAATTGAAGTAATTAATCTATCTTAGGACAGCCCTCAACTAACCCGCTTAATGAAAGGTTGTATTCCTATTGAAATACCCACAAAGAGTTACATACGTGCATACATCATTGCGCAGCTCGGCGAAAAGCCGTTGATGAATACAAGCCATAACATCGGTTTAAAAATGTATGACCTTCTGCATCACAAAACAAATGAGCAGGATAAAAAATTTACTGCTGAGAACACCCGGTATAATGCAAAAATAAAAATCTACATCAACTACAGTTTATTTAAGCAACGTGGTTTTATTCTTAACAGCACACACACAAAAAATTTTAATTTGTTTGTAGAAGAAGAAGTGAAAACAAGATTTCATTTTTTGATGGATTTTTTTTGCGAGATACTTCCGAGCTTTGAAGCGAACCTTCCGGAGGTGCGTAGAAAATTAGGAATTGATTTGGAAGCGTGGCCGGATGACAGTATGAAAAAAGATTATTACCGTTACCGGTTGCGAACACGAAAAGAAATTTTTTATAAAAATAATGATGCCAATGGGGACAGGTTCACAACTCCGTTTTAGCGAAATCTGTACGCAGAATGTCCCCAGGTAAAAAATGCCATTTTTGCAAAACTTGTACGCAGAATGTCCCCAGGTGCAATCTTCCAACTATCTAATCTAATTTTGTAAACATGAAACCTGTATATGGCGATATTAATTTACAACCGGGTGCACACGTTGGCGGCCTGGTTCAGGTTTTGTTAGCGCCTATTGAATGGCTTAATGATGATGTACTGATTGATTTTGATACACGCAGTGTAGTTGCACCGGCAGCTTTAAAGGCAGGCCGCAACTGGCTTTTAATAGAATTTACTCCACAAAGCTATGATTATATTGAGACCGATAAAGACAGTGGCAGCGGATCGTATAGTGAGATAGCGCTCAGTGGCACCATTAATAAATATAATGAAGCGGTACAGCAGCAGCTGGAGACAATGCGATATCATCAACACGTTGCCATACTCACTGACCGGAACAAACGTAAAAAAATTGTTGGCAATACTGATGCAGGCCTGCGGCTTTTAAAAGTTCATGAAATAAAAAATAATCCTAACGGAAAACAAAGTGCAGAACTGATTTTCCGATTAGATAGTGAAGAAGCTGCACCCTATTATTTATCTGATATCTCTGCGTTCATTGCAGACAGCCACCGCCTTATTGATGATGATGGCGCATTTATTCTCTACGAGTAATCCCTTCTTTTTTGTCCTTTAATTGATTGTTGCTTCTATGCATTTTTGGTAGCATAAAAGTATGGACAAGAAAAAAACATATTTTGGTATTAAGGCCTCCCTTGATAATTCTACCCTGGAATTATTTTTTACTGACTATATATATGATGGCATTGATTGGTACACCTGGGAAGCAACTAACATGGTGCAGGATACTATTGATAAAATAAAAGCCGCCAATCCTACCACGATAAAAGTTACCATCAATTCTTTGGGCGGTGATGTGATGATAGGGCTTGCGCTGTACAATTATCTTAAAAATTATAATGCTGAAATAGAAGTTGAAGTGATAGGCTTTGCCGCTTCCATTGCTTCGGTAATTGCCATGTGTGCCAGCCCTGGTAAATTAGAAATGGCAAAGAACAGTTTTATGATACTTCATGCCGCATCGAGTTATGCCGGCGGCAATGCAAAAGATCTTAGGGAAGAGGCTGATGTGCTTGATAAGATCTCCGGAGAGATGGCAGAAATATATGCAGGCCGGAGTGGCAAAACCGGAAAATATTTTACTGATATGTGGAGTGATGGCGGAGACCACTGGCTTACTGCTACGGAAGCAAAAGCAATTGGGCTTGTTGATGAGTTAATAGATGCAACACTTGCTACAGCCCGCGTTGATATTGCTTCTTCAGGGTTTAAAAATATCCCTACAGCATTACTTATTAATAATAAAAAACCAAATATTACTATGGCATTCGAAAAAACTTTAAAGGCTGCAAAAGCGCAAAGCTTCGCGGTTGTTGATGGCGGTTTTCTTTTAACAGAAAATGATCTTAATAACAGTGAGGCAGAAATTGCCAGGCTGGATGCAGCAATAGATTCTGCCAACCTGCTTAACCAGCAAGGGCAGTCAGAAGTTACAAAAATTACTGCAGAGCTGGCCACAACAACCACTGCCAAAGATGCAGCAGAAAAAGCGGTAAAAGAAAATGCAGCAACCATTACTACCCAGGCTGCAAAGATTGTTGAGCTGGAAGCTGAAGTAGTAAAACTTGGCGCAGGCACCAGCGGCAACGGAACCATTGTAGGCGGTGCACCATCAGTTGAAATAATTACTGACACAAAACCCGGTGCAAAAATAAGTTTGATGCATCCTGATCATCCTATTAATCAGGCAGTGACAGCAAGGCTTCCAAAGAAAGTTGAGCAAAAATAATATCCAATAATATTCTTTTAAAAATCTTTTACTAACCAAAAAAAACTATCAAGATGGACCTGAATAAAATTGAATTAACGATTGATGATGTAGTTAATGCCTGGGGCGAATACTACCTCAACAGCGGACAGAACATGACCAACCTGCACATGCTTCCGTTTGAAGAATACGACAGCATGACGGCCGGAACGGTTATAGAAACTGACCAAACAGTTTTGCGGGAAGCCAATGTTGACACTGATGAAGTGTTGCAACAATACCAGGATGATTTTACCAGCAAAGGAGGCGTTAGCTTTAAGCCGGTAGAGATCTTTCTGCAGAACATCAAAATTGATGTGGGTATTATTCCGCATAAATTAATTAAGGCCTGGACAGGCTTTTTAACCAACAGCAGCAATTTGCCGGAAACATATCCATTTATACAATGGCTAATTGAGCAGTATTTGCTTAAGCAGGGCAAGCAGGATTTTGAATTGAAAAGTATTTACGGCGGTGTGTATGAAGCGCCTGCAGAGGGTGTTGCAGGTGACCCAACAAAAGTTATTGACGGGATAAAGATAATACAGGACAGGCTTGTAGCTGCCGGTAAAATTGATGTGCTTACTACAGGAGATCTTAGCGCAATGACTGCGAAAGATATGGTTACTGCTCTTGAAGATCTTTTTGTAAAACAGATCCCTGAAAAATACCGGTACAATTACCAGCTTGAGCTGAGCATGAGCAGAACGCTCAGGGATAAATTTAAACAGGGTATGCGTGATAAATACAATGTGTATTATCCGCAGGCAGGCGCAATGTTGCAGTTTATGGATTATCAAAATATCACTGTTGTAGGACGTGCATCTATGATCAATCAAAAACGTGTGTGGACAACACCTAAAACCAATTTATTTTTCCCGGTTAAAGGCTTTAGTAACAGGAATGGTTTTGATGTACAGAAGGTTGATCGTAAGATCAAATTCCTTACAGACTGGTGGCAGGGTGTTGGTATCATTCAACCGGCATTAGTGTTTATGAATGAAGGGGAAGCGTAACCCCCTATCCCCCTAAAGGGGAGGACATGGAGAAGATCTTTTTAGTAAATAAAATTTTATAACATCTTCCCCGGGTAACACCGGGGAAGAATAAAAAAAACAAAATGGCGAAAGCAATTTTAACTACCGAGCAGCAACTTACGGCCAGTAATGACCAGGTTGATCAACTGACAAAAGAAGTAGAAGAAAAGGATGTAGAGATCGCTTCTTTAAAAGAAGAGATCGCTTCATTAGGCAATGTTGTTACAGAAAAAAAACAACCGAAGGCGGAAAAGAAAACGCCTGTAATACCGGAGCCTATTGAGGTTGACGGTACAACGGTAAAATTTAATTTTCCTTGTTTCCGGTTTTGCGGCAACCGTTACGAAGCGGAAGATGCTGCAACTGATCAGGAACTGATGCGCAAAATTATTGCAACACCAGGGCAGGGAATTTTAAAAATAATGGCATAACCCTCTATCTCCATAAAGGGAGTAACACAGGAGATCGAAGTAGAAAAAATAATTTTTAAACCAACCAAAAAAAAAGCAATGAAAAAATTTCTTTTAATAACATTATTTATGAGCCTGATGTTTTTCGCATCCAACGCTCAAAAAATTCTTTCAGTAAATGGCAGTGAAAACAGCGGCCACACCATTAAAACAACCGACAGCGCCTATCATTATGTTGACAGTGTTGTGATATCAGCTAATGAAGCCGGCATCATTGAAGTAAGCGTTATCGGATTTTCGTACGATACTGCCTACAGCGTTACCGGTGTGCAAACGGTGCGGTACAATAAACACAGGGACACATTAACGATGGGCACTCCCACAGATGTATTAGCAAAAGAAACTGACACTGTTTTAGGTTCAGCAACATTTGATTTGATATCATCCGGGAACAAGATCTATGTGCGAATAAAGGGCAAACTTAATTACACTATGCGATGGCTAAGCATTGTGAAACGAAAGAGTGTATTTGAATAAATTTTTATTCCAAAATCTTATAAAAAAACTTTTCTAACCAAAAAAAATAATTACCCGATGAGCTACTCATTTAAAAATTTAAGAACACCACAAAATTTAAGCGTTCGCGGTGTTGCAGAATATGCATTGCTTGCGCCGAAAAGCTATTTTGAAGTTAACGGAATAAAAGCGCCTGTTGGGCCTTTTATTAACCAGGGCGACATGATCACCATCACCACGCCTCACGTATTTACAGCCGGCATGGGCTTCCTGTATTTTCAATTAGCGCCACAAAAAAACCAACTGGATAGTGAGACCACGGGAGACCGCGGCCTGCAATCTATCACCAGTGGCATTGATATATTTGTGCCTGGAAGTTATAAGGAAGTGCACGAGCAAATGCAAAATCTTATCAACGTTCCATGTATAGCGATGCAAAAGGATGCAAGCTGTCCGGATAATTTAATTTATCAGTTGGGCTGTGATTGCAATTTTGCGTGGCTTAACTGGAAGTTTACAACCGGGACTACAAAAGATGGCGTAAAGGGATTTGCAGTAAAAGTTGATTATGATGGCGCCATACAATTTTACAATGTAGCGGGCGGACCAGAACTAATGGCTGATTAGAGATCCAATTCCCTATAAAACACACCTGTAACCAAGATCCCCTGCAATTCTGCGGGGGATTTTTTTATTTGCTATCTTCGATGTGCGAACAGTTTTACGAATAGCCCAACCACCTTATGGTGGCTGGCACGGCATTGTAAGTATGCCATGGCTATTCGTAGCTGTTCGCCTGACCAGCCACTACTTTTATGGGTAAAAAAATTAATGACCAGGGAGATCTTGAAGATGATGAAGAGAACCTTGATGAGGAGATAAGAAAAGCACAACAGAAAGAATTAGCGGAGCTGTTGCGGATGCTTAATAAAATAAAAAGTTTTCTGCTGGAATATTATAAACCGGTTGAAGATCTTACGGACCCGGGTGCCATACATTTAAGCACTGCAGAAATACATCAGCAACTTTATTCTTTTTATCCTACACAGGAATTAACAGCATCACTGGTGGCCAGTTGGCTTAATGCTGCAGGTTTTAAATTCTATGATTTTGGTATGATGAGATTTGAATGGATGCTGAAGAAAGTGTAATTTTATTACTGATGATTAAGCGAACAATTTTTGTTTTAAAATTTATTCCACTTACAGTTGGGATGATATTTTTTTCAATATTAACGCCTTTTTCATATATATTTTTTGGAAAGAGCCTGGTCTTTTATTTCATTGATACATTCTTTGATGATGAGGGCTTTCCAAAATAAGTTATAATATAACCATGGCACGAGAATTCCCACGTTTTTTATTTAGCAAACGCACACGTGTTAAACATCCGGGAGCATGGATAGTACATACACTGCATCCACAATTTATTGCAAAAGCTTATTTAGATTTTGATGAAGTACCTCAGGTAGATTTATTACAGGTTTTTAGTCCGCTGGTACCTGCTACTGATCGCACTGTTACTGATGCTTTTGATGCGATGAAGAAATGGTTTAATGCGCAATTATTATCAGGAGATATTCAGATTTAATTTGTCCTTTATCAGGCGCACGCCTGCACCTATTTTGCATGAATGCTGGAAACATTACGTGCATGGCTTAATGGAAAAAGAGATTATAACACCGGTGTTGCGCTGTATGCACAATTAGGGGCCAATAAAGAACTGCTTGCACTTTTAAAAAAAGGTGCCAATGAATTTCGGGAGAAGCGCCTGCATGAAGAGTTATTAATAATTTGTAATGAATTAAAATCAAAAAAAAATGGCAAAACAATATTACCGGAAACCTGTATGGATAAAGGCGCTGCCGGAAATAATAAAAGCACTGGAGAACCAAAGAGCGATAACAGAAATGGGGAAGTGGGGACCATTAGAGCAACCGAAACCGAGAAGACCATTGACAATAATGCCAGATCAATTATTTTGGATCGCTCCACCTCCAGTAGTAATCTTCCCGTAAACTTAGAACTCTACAACGCCTGCAAAGCAGCCGCTGATAAGAAGTACAAAGAAATAATGAATTTGCGTACCAGGCTTTTTATTCTTGCTGAGCCTGATGAATTTTCCAATCCAAATACTGCAGAAAAAATAAATGCAAGAAGTAAACTTGCATTAGATGTTGTGCTTGGCCAACATGAATACTCACGCCTTTATGATGTTGCTGACTTTGTAAAATTACATGGCCGCCTTCCTGATCAGGAAGAAGGTGATGAAAATATTGAGCCTGTTATCCCGGATCATCTTGTAAAAGAAAAATTAGATAATGCACGCAAAGCTTTTAATAAATTAAAACGCAGAGAACAAACACCGGCGAGAGTTGCATTGCTGCAGCAACATACAATAAACATTGAAAAACTTTTACCACGATGGCGTTCGTTACAACTAAAATAAATGAGAGCGTGCAGGATGCTGCAGACTTTATTAATGCATCCGGAGAGTGCGCTGATTTTGCTCACCGGCACAAACGATGAGCCTGGATCTGTTTAATAAATCAAAAATTAAAATGCTCGATCGATGAAAAAAGATGTGATAAAAGTATTGGAAGAAAAGCGTGATCAGATTGCAGCCGGAACAGAAATGATTGTTGCTAAAACCCGCGACTGGCAAGTGATTGTCGCGTACATGAATAACAGGTTTAATGAGATAGACCTTACACCTGAGCAGCAGGAAAAATTAAAACGATATCAATACATCCACGCAGAATTAAGCAGCTTTAAATATACAGAGCAGGAAGTGATCATCCAGGTGATGAATATGTTTGATGTGAAAATTGTGCAGGCTTACGAAGATCTTAATTCCACCAAAGAAATATTTTCGAAAGTGCTCAGCATTAAAAAAAGATTTGAACAAAAGATGCAGTACGAAGCCGCAAAAAAAGTGTTGCACAAATGTGAAGAGCTTCAGGATTTTAAAGCGTATGCTGCGGTGCATAAAAATATTGTGTTGTTGCTTAGAGATATTCAGGAAGAGGAAGATAATGCCGGAGAATTATTTGATGGCCATACTTTTGAAGTGGTTGTTGATCCGCGTTTGATAGGGGCTCCAAAAGTTGATAGAAAAGCTGTGTTGGATGCTATTAATGCAAAGAGATCCAAAAAAATAAATGCATCAATTTTTGAAGACATCGATCATGAAGATGTGAAATAATTTCTATGAAAAAACAAATGCATTATAATGTTCCGCAAGTAAGGAGCATGATGATTGCGGCAGCGATTGAATACATTGTTCACGGTAGAGGCACCGGTAAAACTGTTGGGCCACTGGCATACAAAAGCGTAAACAAATATGTTAGGACAATGCCACGCGGCACTCACGTGATCCTGGGTGCAACTTACACACAGGTACTTACAAGAACTTTAAAAGAATTAATTCGCGGATGGCAAATGCATGGTTATGTTTATGATCATCATTTTATTGTTGGCAAAAGGCCAACTGATAAATGGAAGAAGATGTGGAAGTGGAAAGGACCTTATGCGCCTCCGGAAGATTATAAAAATTATATCTGTTGGTGGAATGGTGCCATCAGCCAAATCGTTAGCCAGGCTAATCCTGGATCCTCGAATGGTATGAGCATCGATTCAATTATTGGTGATGAATTAAAACTTATAAACAGAGAAAAATTTCAAACAGAATTGTTGCCGGCAAATCGTGGGATCATTCCTGCGTTTGCAAATAATCCTTATCATCATGGAATGACTTTTACAACCGATATGCCTGTTGGCACTGCAGGCCGGTGGATATTGGACATGAGAGATAAAATGGATAATGAAAAAATTAATGAGGTGTGGAAAATGCTTGCAGTGCGGTATGATATCACAAATGATATTAAAAAAGAAACGGATAAAAAAATACTGAAGGAATTAAATAATGATTTGTTCCTGGTTGATGATGAGCTTAACGAATTACGCAAAGGATTGCTTTATTATCATGAAGCTTCAACATTGGCAAACATTGATGCGTTGGGCCTTGATTACATTAAAGAGCAATTGAGAACATCAACACAATTTCAATTTGATACACAAATTTTAAATATCCGTCCATTAAAAATGGAAGATGGATTTTACCCGGACTTTGACGAAGAGGTGCATGGTTATTTTGCAGAGAATGAAGATTATTTTACTAACCTTGAATATGATCCCTTCTCCACTGTATTGGATTGCAGGAAGGATAAGGACCTTAATACAAACGCTCCACTGCATATTGGCATGGATTATAACAGACGCATACATTGTATCTCTGTTGGGCAGGAGACGGCTAATGAGGTACGTTCTCTCAAGGGCATACATTGTTTGTACCCGGAGAAGCTTAAGGATGTAGTAGAGAAGTTCTGTGTGTACTATAAGGCACATAAACGTAAGCTGGTGTACTATTGGTATGATCATACAGCAGTGGGTGATCAGCATGAGACACGGATATGCGATGATGTGATAGCAATACTACGTAAGCATGGATGGGTAGTTATTCAAATGTACATTGGCCACCAACCAGGGCATGAAGAGAGATACAGGATGTGGGGAGATTTGCTAACGTTTAATGGTAAGTATAAGCAAGCGTATAAGATCAATAGAGAGAACTGCAATAAACTAATACTCTCAAAATGCCAGGCACAGGCAGAGCAGCGTAAGGATGGCTTTGGCAAGGATAAGAAGAGTGAACATGATCGTAACTTTCCTGCCGAAGAATCTACTCACTACACTGATGCCGAGGATACATGGGTCTTTGGTATATTGGAATCTAAGATGAGCTTCAGCACTGGGTCTGGTAGTGGTGGTAGTATTATACTTGGGTAATGTTGGGTGTTGCTTCGCCCGGGCTTTCCATTACTATCTCTCACTGCGTTCAAGGATATACATTACAATCCCTAACACAAACAACAATGCAACATGGTGGCTTCGCCTTACATAGGGGATACCTCGGGCTACGCCCAACGTAGGGAGGCGTTTCCGACATCCTGTCATTTTGTCTTAGCGAACGTAGGGAGGCGTTTCCGCCATCCTGTCATTTTGTCTTAGCGTTTGCGACAGCCTGTCATATTTGCCTGCCATTTTGTCTTGGCGTGCGCTCTTACCCCTTTGGGCGGGGGCTCGATTCCAGTTTACGAAAACGAAGTTTTGAAAAAAGAAAAAAATAATCGTTTGAGCATCAATGGAATGCGTAAAAATAGAGCGAAATAGGCAAAATAACTGTCCTAAAATTTGCATAATATATTTGTCCTTTTCACCTCCCCACAGCTAATTTACTTTAGCCGAATGGCATTAACCTTAAAAGAAGCTATACAACTTTTAGAATCCGGAGACTGGTTAAAACACCTGCGCTTTATCACTGCAGATATAAACAAACGTGTCGGCGGCAAGGTTGTAGAATTTAATAAATGCAGAATTGCCAGGCATCAGGACACACCAAAATCAACCAGCAGTACTCCTGCACCCGGCAGATATGCATCACGTATAACACGGGATCCTCAGCACAGTACCCATTTCACACGTAATATTGAATTAGCTAACCGCGAGATCCGCAAAGTGCATCCAATTATCATTACCCACATAAACCACCAGTCTATCCTATGAACGAGTACTACGACGGCCCGGTAACCTATTTAGAACAAAGCGAAAGCGCAGTATATTTCTCCCGTGAAAGCGTTACTGCCGGTACATTTCAGGCAAACAGCCAAAAAAACGGAAGTGCAGATTCTACAGCGATCATCATTCGCAAACTGCAAAGCCAGATAGATCTTGCTTATTGGGGAGAAGATAACCGGTTTCCTCAAAATATTGTACGCCAAATGGCTTACTGTGGCATTGGCCAGTACGGGCTTGATCGTAAGGCCCGCAAACTGTGGGGCAATGGCATTATTCCCGGAAAAATAACCGGCTACGATGCTAATGGCACAGAAATATTTGTTCCCTTAAAACCTCAAAAAAATTCACCGGTATACAAATATTTCAACGACCGTAAAACACTTCGTTTTTGGCTGGAATATCTACAGGATTGGGCATGGTTCTCCAATTGCTTCCCCGAAGCAATTCTCAGCAAGGATTGTAAAACAATTACCCACTTCGCACACCAGGAAAGCTGCGATTCCCGGTTCAGGCAAATGAATGATGCAGGGAAAATTGAATACATGTTCCTCTCAAAAATTTGGGGCCTTTCACGTGATCAGTTTGCAACATTCGACCCAGATAAAGCCATGAAGGGCCTGTACACAAATCAGGAAAATTTTAGCGAAATAGATAATAAATATATCAAGAAGCTTGACTGCATCGATATGTACGATTCGGTTAACAGCCTGAAGGAAATTGCAAAAAAATTAAAATCAAAATCGGGTTTAAAATCTGCAATTCTTCCCGTTAATTATCCTTCACCAAATAAAACATATTACCAGGTGCCGGTATGGGATGGAGCACGCCTGGGCGGTTGGGTTGAGATTGCATGTAAAGTTCCGTCACTCATTAAAACGCTTTACAACAAAGCATTTAAAATAAAAAATCACATCGAGATCCCATCATCTTACTTTCCTGAAAGATTTGGCGAAGAAGCCTGGGCAGCAATGAAGGATGACGAAAAAATCAGGAAGAAAAAAGATGTGCTCAAAGAAATGGATGAATTCCTCTCCGGGGATAAAAATGCTTTCAAAACATTCGTAAGCATATTCCAGGTTGATAATATAACCAAAAACGAATACGCACGCATAAAAATCACGCCGATAGAAGATAAAGCAAACATCGATAACGATATTATTACCGGCTCTGCAGCTGATACTCAAATATTAATTGCGATGGGCCAGAATCCCACTATTTCAGGCGCAGGTAAAGCAGGATCAGGACAGCAACGCAGTGGCGGATCAGATATCCGCGAAGGCGACCTGGTAGAAACTTCAGTGCTAAATCTTGAGAGAAATGTTTTTATGGAACCGCTTTACCTCATGCGTGATTTTAACCGCGAAGTAGGTGGTATTAGCGAATGGAGCGAAGATCTTGTCTTCCGTGTTCGTGATACCGTATTAACCACGCTGGACACCGGTGCCGGAACAAAAAAAGTAGTTAGTTAAATATTCTTTGCCTTCTCCCCTCTCCTTTGGAGAGGGGCCGGGGGTGAGGTTAAATAAAGCACACATGTTATTCAAAGACAAAAATAAACTCGCCGAATATGCAGCCATTGTTGGCACAACAAATTTTGCGGCCGTAAAACCTACAATCGAAACTGTTGAAGAGCAGGAGCTCGTTCCCTGGATCGGAGAAGAGCTGTATGATTACATAAATAGCCAATACACAGATGCAGCCAATGAAGATGCATTAGAAGCTCCTGAAAAAGATCTGCTGCATAAATGCCGCCGCGTAATTGGCCCCTTTTTATGCTATTATTTCGCTCCTAAAAGCGATGTGCAGCTTGATGAATCAGGAATGCGCCGTAATGAGACCGGAACTGTAAAAACAGCCTTCCAGGAACAGCGGGAAAACTTTTTAGAACAAAATTTAAAAGAAGGCGAGCTCGCTGTTGAATCATTACTCCAGTTTCTCGAGAAAAATAAAGCCAACTATCAAACATGGGTTGAAAGCGATTCATTTAAAAAATACCGCAAACTTTTTATAAAAACAGGCAAAGAATTTCAGAACCTGTTCCCATCGGCCAGTCCCTTCCGCAATTATGCTGCAATGCGGCCTAAAATGATGGAAGTAGAAGAAAATATCATCAGAAAAGCCCTCGGAAACGTGCTTTTTGATGCCCTAAAAACCAAAGATGCAACCCAGGAACAGGGCTTTTCTGACGGCGAAAAAGTGCTGCTGGAAAAAATAAAATTAGCCATCGCCCATTTAACAGTAGAGCAGTCAATTCCTTTCTTAAATATCCGCCTCGACGGCAGCGGATTTACCGTTGCAAGCACTTCCCGAACAACAAATAACCAATTAAGCAGCAGAAATGCTGCTCCCGATAATGCAGTAAGCCTTTTACAAAAAAGTTGCGAGAGATCCGGCGCTATTTGGATAGCAAATACAAAAAATTATTTAAATGATCCTGAAAATGCCGGCGTATTCACCGGGTGGCCGATAGCAGTAACAAAAACAAAGTGTACCGATGAAACGGATCGGAATGGTGCAGGCGCTTATGGTTTTTTATAAAAAATAATCTCCTCCGTTTCCCCCACCGGGGGATAGGGGGCTTCTTTTGCATTTGTCCTTTTTAAAAAAGTAAAATAAAATCATTTTTGAAAAACCATGCCAACAGTAGTACTTCCTAAAAAAGTTAATGAGCTTGATCCGCTTCCGGATTTTGAAAATACAAAGTTGCTTGTTGTTGCAGATCCTGTTACCGGGAAAAGTTACAAAGCAACAATGGCGCAGCTTAAAGGTTTGTCCAGGGAAAAAATAATTTTTAATAACGATGGCTCATACACATTACCTGCCGGAACCTTACTAATAAAATTAATCGTAATCCTCACCGGAAATTTTCTTTTAAACATCGGCAATTCAGCCGGCACACATGAAATCTTAGAAGACTATAAAATAGTTGATCAGGATGTAATCGCCATCGACATTTTCGCATTAACGCCCCGCAATATTTATTTCAGCGGCATCACCGGTAACGGCCCAGTAACAATAATTTTTATAAAAAGTATCGAATAACCATGAAAAACTGTTTCGCAAAAACATTCGCAAATATCTTCTCCATTTCCTTCCCCCTCAGGGGGAAGATAGAAGGGGGTTTCTTCCTTCGCACAACTTTCTTATTTCTTATTTCTTATTTCTTATTTCTTATTTCCGCCACAGCCCAAAACGGCGGCCAGTTCAACAAGTTAATTGTAAAGGATAGCTTTAAGCTTGGCAACACCTGGTACACCACATTTACATTTGGTGGCGGCATCACTGATACAATTCCCTTGCACGATGAAATTTTTGCCCGTGCGCTGGATAATGCAGTTGTGCATCTCTCCGGCACCGAAACCATCACCGGCATAAAAACATTTTCGCAATCACCAAAAACAATTGCACCGGCTGCAGGTGACAGCTCCACAAAAATCCCGACAACAGAATGGGTGATGAAACAAATTGCCAATGGCCCAACCATTGATGTTTCCGGAAAATTAAACAAGAGCGATAGCAACACTATTTATTATCCCGCAAGTAATCCACAGCATTTTCTTACCACGGCAAACGAAACTGATCCTACAATACCTGCATGGGTAAAATCAATTGCTAATGGAACGGCAGTAAATCAATATCTTGGCTTTAACGGCAGCGCCTGGATAGCACGGCAGATACAATTTACAGACATTGCTTCGGTAATGAGCTTCCCTTATGTTGCCAATAGGTTCCTTAATGGCTATGGCGCATTTACGCCATTAAACACTGACAGTGTACCGGAAGGGCCTACAAACAAATATTTTACAAATGCCAGGGTAGCAACATACGGCGATGCACATTATTACCCACTCTCATCAAATCCTGCAAATTATTTAACGGGCACACCATCGGCTCTTACAAAAACAGATGATACAAATGTTACTTTAACGTTAGGTGGCACACCATCAACATCTTTATTACAGGCTACATCTTTAACGTTAGGCTGGACAGGGACGTTAGCAGATGGAAGGATTACCTCGGCATCAAATTGGAATACAGCATATAGCTG